TCACCTTGCAGTACGCGAATGGCAGCCGCGTGGGCGTCGGTCGGGTCATCGATGTCCTTTCCGATACGGCGGTGCTCGTCGATGCAATCCAGGCCTTCGGGGGAACCACCGCCACCAACATCTGGGCTGAGGGCTCCTGGTCAACCTTCCGCGGGTTCCCTACGAGCGTCAGCCTGCACCAAGGACGATTGTGGTGGTTCGGCCAGGGGAAGGAGTTCGGTTCGGTATCCGATGGCTTCTTCAGCTTCGATGACACCGTGATCGGTGATGCGGGGCCGATTCAGCGCTCGATCGGCTCAGGGCCCCTGGACAACATCAACTGGGCGCTCTCCTTGCAGCGCCTCCTGCTCGGGGCCGATCTGTCGGAATACGAGACCATTACCTCGAGCTTGGATGAGCCGATCACCCCGACCAATTTCACGCTTCGCCCGGCCTCAACGCACGGCTCAGCCAAGGTGCAGGCGGTGAAAGTGGATGCGACCGCGGTGTTCGCGCGGCGCGCCGGCACCCGGGTGCTGCAGCTCGCGATCGACCCCTACATCGGGGATTACGCGCCGCAGGACCTCACGGCGCTCGTGCCCGAGCTCTTCGACAGCCGCTTGGCGCCGGTGGTGGATATCAGCATCCAGAGGATGGCCGTGCAGCGCCTGCCCGACACCCGGGTGCATTTCGTGCGCGCCGACGGCGCGGTGGGGATCCTGATCTTCGACCGGGTCGAGAACGTGATCTGCTGGGTGCTCCTTGAAACCCCTGGCGCCGGGGGGTTCGTTGAGGACGTCGTCGTGCTCCCCAACACACCCGAGGATGCCGTGTATTACTGCGTGCGCCGCACGATCGGAGGAGTCACGAAGCGCTTCCTCGAGCGCTGGGCGCTGGAAGCCGAGGGACGGGGCGCCGCGATCACCAAGCTCTCGGATGCCTGCGTGCTCTACAACGGAGCGCCCGCCACCTCGATCGCGGTGGCCCACCTGATCGGGCAATCGGTCACCGTCTGGGCCGACGGGAAGGACGTCGGCACCGATGCGAACGGCAACCAGATCTACACCGTGGACAACACCGGGCACATCACCCTTGCCCTCGCCGCCTCGATCGTCGTGGTGGGCCTTCCCTACGCCGCGCAGTGGCAAAGCGCGAAGCTCGCCTATGGCGCCCAGATGGGCACGGCGCTCACCCAGCCCAAGCGTATTCCGGGCCTGGGGGTGATCATGGCCGACACTCATGCGCAAGGGCTGAAATACGGGAAGGACTTCACCAACCTCGATCCCCTGCCCACGACCGAGGACATCGTGCCCGTGGATCCTGACAAGATCTGGGACGAATACGACAAGCCGGTATTCGCCTTCGATGGGGACTGGGACACCGACGCCCGGGTGTGCCTGCAGGCGGCCTCACCGCGCTGTTGCACGCTCCTCGGGCTCGTGATCCCGGTCGACACCGAGGAGACCGTGGGGTCATGAAACCGCAGATCATTCCCGGGAACCGCGCGCTCCTTGATCAACTCGGGGTCGCGTTCCCGCACGGCGCGCGCACGCTGATCGGCCTTGTCGGTGAGCGGCCGGTGGGTGCGGTGGGCGTGTACCCGGAGCGCGGGCGGCTCATCCTCTTCGCGCACCTCACACCTGAAGCTCGGGTCTACAAGCGCTACCTCCTCCTCGCCGGCCGGCGCATCCTCGCTTCGATCGCGCACATCCGCGCTCCGGTTGAAGCGCGCGCGAACCCCCACATCGCTGGCTCGGCGCGGCTCCTCGAGCACCTGGGGTTTCGCAAGATGTGGGGCGACGTCTTCCGGTGGACCGATGGGTGACCAGGCCGGTGGCGTCGGCATCGGAGGGCTGGCCCTGCAGCTTGCCGGGGTGGCGAATGCCGAGCGCTCCTCGCGCCAGGCGGCGGCGACCCGGATGGACGCGGCGAAGTTCGAGGCCGACCAGGCGCTGCAGGAGGCAGGGCAAAGCGTCGCGGTCGCGCAGCGCGGCGCCTTTGCGATCGATCGGCAAACGCAGCTCCTGCAGTCCCGGGCGCTCGCGCTCGCCGCAGCGAGCGGCGGCGGGGCAAGTGATCCCACGGTGATGAACATCATCGGGAACCTGGGCGGAGAGGGATCCTACCGCAAGGCGCAGGCGCTCTACGAGGGCGAGGCGCAGGCGCGCGCGCTGCGTCTGAAAGCCACCTCCGACATCGTGAGCGGGGAGATCGGGGCGCAGGCGAGCCTGGCCGAAGGGCGCTCCACCATGATCACGGGCTCGGCGAGCGCGTTCAAGAGTGCTTCGAGCTTGTACGCCAAGTACGGCTACAAGAGCCCCCCGACGGGTGGCGCTGACCTGAGCTACATCGAGCGCGATGACGCGGCTCCGAGCGGATATCGCTGATGGCTGAGCTCCCCAACCCCCTGAGCGCATTCGGGCCGCTTCAACCCCCGCAGTTGCCCCGTGGGCAGGCGAACGTGAACGTGCGCCTGGTCGACAAGATCCAGGAGCCCGCGCGCTCCGAGATCGGCGCGGGTGGCGTGATGGAGCAGGCGGCAAACGAGCTCGACACGATCAACACGCTCAAGGCCGAGGACGCCTTCAACCAGCTGCGCCAGAAGCAGCTCGAGCTCACCACCGGCCAGGATGGTTTCGCGAACGTGCGCGGGGGTGATGCGATCGACCCCAAGTTCTACCCCGGGGCGGTGTCGCGCTTTGCCGATGCGCAGCGCGAGGTGGGCGATGGCCTGACGAACGATCGCCAGCGCTTCCTCTTCGATCAGCGCTCGAAGGTGGCCGAGCTGCAGTACAAGGAGCAGCTCCTCGCGCACGTGCACCAGGAGAACAATACCTTCCAAGCGCAAACGAACCAGGCGGTGATCTCGACCGAAGTGCAAAGCATCGCCGCAAACTATCGGGATCCGAAGGCGATCGGCCTCTCGAACGTGCGCATCGCCGCGGCGATCGACCGCGAGTCCGAGCGCCTGGGCTGGTCGAAAGAGGAAAAATCACTCGCTACCCAGAAGGCAACCGATGCCGCCTGGAGCGGCCGGCTTTCCGCGCAGCTCCTCGATGACCCGGTGGGGGCGCTGAAAAGCTTCAACGAGGCCGGCCGTGACGAGATGAGTAAGCCCCTTGCCGAGCAGATGTTCTTGAAATTGAAGTCCGCCGCGCTCCCCGTGGATGCGAAGAACGCGGCGACGGACATCATCAACGGCAAGGGCATGCAGCACCTGACTGATCAGCTCGCCTCGGGGGGCCAGAGCGCGGTGGATCAGGCGATCGCCCAGGGCGCGGCCGCCGCGCCAAGCGGGAGCGTGAATCCTCCCGGGCCCGGCGCCGCGGGCCTCCCGCCCAGCGGCACGAAATACGACATCAAGGCGGGGTTCATGGGCTGGGTGCAGCAGGCGGAGGCGATCGCGCAGAAACAGCATCCCGATGATCCGGTCTACCGAGACCTCCTCGTATCGAACGTGAAGAGCCACATGAACACGCTCATCACGGCGCAGGACGGACTTGCGCGCCAGGCGCACGCTTCCCTCATGTCGGCGGCGACCCCGCAGCCGGGGAAGCCCGCGCCGCTCGTCCTCGATCAGCTCCTCACGAGCCCCCAGCTTCGCCAGGCGTGGCTCGATGACCCGCAGGGGCAGCGCGGGGTGCTCGCGCTCCTCGATCACAACGCCCGGCAAGCGAACGGCCTTCCGATCCGCACCAACCCCCTCACCTTCGAGAGCGTCTGGAACCGAATCAACCTGTCCGATGACAACCCGAACAAGATCCGCCAGCCCGGGCAGCTTGCGCCCTATCTCGCGCACGGGATCAACCGCACGGACTATGACTGGTTCAAGCAGCGGATCGACGAGAACCAGACCCCTGAGGGGCAGCGGCTCTCGGAGGTGAGAAAGATGTTCCTCGAGCAGGCGAAGGCGCAGTTCGACTCGAGCACGATGATGTTCCACGATGCGAAGGGGAAGAGCGACAACTACCGCTTCTGGTACTACGCGACTGACCAGGAGCGCCAGGCGCGCGCCGGCAACAAGGATCCCTTCCAGCTCTACAACCCGCAGAGCCCGGAATATCTCGGGAATAAGATTCCCGCCTTCAAGCGCACCCTGGAGCAGCGCATCCAGGATATGACCGATGACATCTCGGCCGGGCAAAGCGCGGCGGTGACGCCGACCCAGCCCGCGCCGCAGGCTGCCGCGGCGCCAGGCGCCGCGGGCGCGATCACGGCGACCAACCCGAAAACGGGCGAGCGCAGGATCCACCAGGACGGAAAATGGCAGCCGCTCAAATAGCCCCGCCCGAAGGCTTCGAGCTGGATGGCGCGCAGCCCCAGCCGGGGGCACCCCGCGCACCGCAGGCGCCTGCGGGGTTCCAGATCGACCAGCCCGCTCCGGACCCGGTGCTTGGAGCGATCAACCAATCGCGCATCGCCGCGCCCATTGAAGCCGGGCTCAATCTCGTGACCGGCCTGGGCTTGGGGATGCCCGTATATCTCGCGCGCGGTCTGTACGGGGCGCTCACGGGCGAGGAGGACCGCCAGGAGAAGGCGACCGAGGCCGCACACGCGGTGACCTACGAACCGAGGGGGGAGAAGGGGAAAAGGCTCTCCGCGCTCATCAACCTGCCCTTCGAGAAGCTGACCGAGAAGTCGACTGAGATCGGCCACAAGGTCACCGATCTGACCGGAAGCCCGGTGCTGGGGGCGATCACCGAGGGTGCGATCCAGACCCTGACCCCGTTGGGGGTGGCGAAAGGCGCTGGCACTCTTGCGGCTCTCGGGCGAAGCGCACCCACTCCCGCGGCTTTCGAGTCGGCCGCGGTCGCGATCGAGGGGCATGCGCCGCGTCCTGGGCAGACCCCGGCGATGGCGGGGAAGCTCGAGCGCATCTACGAGGCGACCGGCAAGAAGCCCTCGGAGGTGATCGCCGCGGCCTTGCAGGACTCCAACACCCTCGCCGACCTCGTTGCCGACAACCGGGAGATCCCGGCGGGGCTTGAAAAGGGCAAAGCCAAGGAAACCGGGGCGCCAGCGGCTGAACCGGGGGCGCCAGCGGCTGAACCGGAGGCGGGCGGGGTGAAGGAGGCAGCGGCGGGCGAGACGCTCCCAGGGCGTCCTACGCACGCTGGTGAGGAAATCCGCATGCCACCTGCGGATGCCCCGATCCCGGCAACCAACCTGCCCCGCGCGACCGACATCACCCTGGTGCGCCATGGGGAGACCGCGCTCAACAACCAGAATCTCGTGCGCGGCTGGACCGACATCCCCTTGAACGAGATGGGGGCGAAGCAGGCGGGGGAGCTCGGGGAGCAGCTGAAAGACAAGGGGATCGACACGATCGTCACCTCGGACCTCGTGCGCGCGAGCGCAACCGCCCGGGAGATCGGCAAGGCCTCCGGAGCGCCGGTGATCGAGGACCCGGCGTTTCGCCCCTGGAACGTGGGAGAGTACGCCGGCAAGCCGAACGAGGCGGTCGCTCGGGTGCTCGAGGACTACGCGAGCAACCGGCCAAGCGAACCGCTACCGGGCGGTGAGAGTTTCAACCAATTCCGCGAGCGCTACCTCTCGGGGGTCGAGCGGATCGCCGCCGAGCACCCCGGGGAGCGCATCGCGCTCGTCAGCCACCACCGCGGGGACCGGCTGTTTGCCGCCTGGCAGAAGGCCGCAATGCCTGTGGATCATTCTGTGGATATGTCGACCTTTCTCGACTGGCAGGGGGGGATCAAGACCGGCACGGCGGCCGACATGGAGCCCGTCCCGGTACGCGCCGGGCCGCAGGGGAGCGCCATGGCGGCGGCGATCGGCGAGCGCATGAAAGCGAAGGGAGCGCAGGAGCCCGAGGTGAAGGGCGCGGTTGCGGCCTGGGAGAAGTGGTTCGCCGCGGCGAGTGAGCGCTACGGGATACCCCCTTCGGAGATCCTCTCGACGCGCGGCCTGGAAGAGTTGCGCAAGGACCCGGATCTGCCCCCTGAGTTGCGCTCGGTGATCGAGCGCGCGGGAAGTGATCCGGCCGCCGCCGCCTTCGAGCGCGATGCGCAAGAGCAGATCGCCTTCCTCAACCGAGAAGCGAAGTCCCGCGGCTTCGCGGATATCGATCAGCTCGCAAAGAAGGACCCCGAGGAGTTCCAGAAGCTCGCGAGCGCCTACCGCGCCGGGCGCGCGAAATCCGAGGAACCGCTCCCGATCCCCTACGCGCAGAGGCTGCGCCCCGAGCAGCGCGAGGTCGAAACCCGAGCGCGCGAGCAGGTGCAAGGGGATCTCGAGGGCCAGATCAAGGCCTACGAGAAGCTCCCCGACTCCGATGGCGGCAAGATCATCAACACGGACATCGCGCGCGAGCTCTTCCCGGACTATCGGCAATCGCGCTCGATCCACTCGCCCTCGGTGCACGAGCCGGCAAGCGCCCTCGTGAAGGAGATGTTCCTGCGCAAGGTCTCCGAGGCCGATCCGAACGGGCTCAACATGGTGACCTTCACCGCAGGCGGCACGGGCGCGGGCAAGACGAGCGGCATCAACGCCGTGCCGCTTGTTTCCAACGTGGTCGAGGCCTCCCAGCTCGTCTACGACACGAACATGGCGAATTTCAAGAGCGCCAAGGCGAAGATCGACCTCGCCCTGGAGCACGGAAAGCAGGCGAACATCATCTTCGTGGGCGCCGATCCCCTGGAGGCCCTGGATCGGGCGCTGAAGCGCGCGATGCGCACCGGGCGCACCGTGCCCCTGGAAGAACATGCGAAAACACACGAAGGCTCCGCGCGAGCGCTCGAGCAGCTGATGCAGGAATACAAGGGCGATGACCGGGTACAATTCATCATCATCGACAACGGGGCGGGTGCCAAGGGCGAGATCCGCCTGGTCGACCCCGCCGATGCGCGCGAGTACCTGCATTCCCTTGATTTCAGCAATCTGCGCGAACGATTGAAAGGACGACTCGATGCCGCGTTCGAACAAGGCAAAATCACCGAAGCAATTTATCGAGGAACTGAAGCCCCTGTCGGCGAAGGAGAGGGGACAGCGCCTGGGGCAGGAGGTGGTGAAGAACCTCCAGCAGGTGGCCAACCAGGAGAGCGAGGAGCCGCAGGCGCCCCCCGAGGGCGTTACGCTCCACTAAGGGAGCGCGGCGGCCCGCCTCGGCCGCCAGAGATTCCCCCGCCTTCACCCGCCCAGGCGGCGGTGCTCGAGCGCATCTCCAAGGAGCCCGGCAAACCCGCGGGCTACACCTGGGAAGCGTTCTACGCGGACGTGAAGGATGACCTCTACCCGATCAAGCGGCTGGTCAACGCGCTGCGCTCGGGGGAGGATCTGGGCACGGCGGAGGATCCCTACAAGCTCGCGCGCCTCACGCGCGGCGCCTACGGCAAGGCCGAGCAATTCCTCGAGTATTCCCCCTTCGACTTCAAGACCTACAAGAACGTCGGCAAATCGATGCGCGACATCATCGATCCCGTGAAGAACGACCTGGATGGTCTTCGCGCCTACGCGGTGAGCCGCCGCTCCGTTGAGCTCGACGGTCGCGGGATCCAAACCGGCGTGCCTCTGGATGAGGCGAAGCAGGTGATCGCCGAGGGCGGCAAGTACGCTCAAGTGCTAAAAGAGCTGCAGGCCTACCAGGACCACCTGGTCGCGTATCTCAAGGACAGCGGCGTCCTGTCCGAGGAGAGCGTGAAGGCGATGCGCGAGGCGAACAAGGACTACGTGCCCTTCTTCCGGCTGATGGATGACGCCGAGGGAGCGGCGAGCGCCGGCGCCGGATTGAAGACTCACCAGCCGATCAAACGCATCAAAGGGAGCGAGCGCCTGATCATCGATCCTCTGGAATCGATCGTGAAGAACACCTACCTGTACACGACGCTCGCCGAGCGCAACGCCGTGGGACGCTCGTTGGTCGAGCTCGTTGAGCGCTCAGGACGCGATGACCTCGTGCGGCGTATCCCCGGGCCGGTGAAGCCGATCAAAGTCCAGGATGCCGAGATCCGAAAGTTCCTCGAGGAAAACGGGATCGACGCGCCCGAGGAGTTCGAGCAGGCGATGACCATCTTTCGCCGCGGCAACCTGACGCCGGCGGAGGATCAGATCGTCGTCTTTCGCGAGGGCAAGCGTGAGCTCTACCAGGTTCCCGAGGAAGTGGCGAGCGCCTTCAAGGCGACCGATCGGGAGAGCGCCGGATGGTTGACGAGGGTTCTTGCGATCCCGGCGAAGATGCTGCGGGTCGGAGCGACGCTCTCCCCTGATTTCATCTCGAGGAACCCGGTGCGCGATCAGTTCAGCGCTTACGTGCTCTCCAAGAGCGGCTACGTGCCGGTGCTGGACATGGTGCGCGGCGCCGTGTCGATCGCGAAGCACGATCAGGACTTCCAGAACTGGTTGAAGTCGGGGGGTGCGAACGCGGCGATGGTGAGCCTCGATCGGGACTACGTGCAGCAGGAGCTCGCGCGCCGCTCGGGGGATCTGGATTTCACCACGCGCGCCTGGAACGTGATCAAAAACCCCCTTGAGCCCCTGCGCATTGCCTCCGAGCTCATGGAGAACGCGACGCGCTTGGGCGAGTTCAAGAAAGCGGCAGGAGGCGAGAGCACGAAAGAAGCGATCCAGTCGGCCGGGTTCGAGGCGCGCGAGGTGACGATCGACTTCGCGCGGATCGGGGCGAAGACGCGCGCGATGAACCTCATCACGGCCTTCTGGAATGCGAACCTGGAGGGCATCGATCGCACGGTGCGCTCCTTCAAGGACCGGCCGTTTCAGACGACCGCCAAGATGGCCGTTTCGATCACGCTCCCCTCGGTGCTCCTGTGGTGGTCGAACCACGATGACGGTCGCTATGGCGACCTCCCCAACTGGGAGAAGGACCTCTTCTGGATCGTGATGACCGATCACGTATCAAAGGAGCGCTGGGCGGGGATGAGCACCCAGAAGAAGCTCGCCTTCCAGGCGCAAACGCACATCTACCGGATCCCCAAGCCCTTCGAGCTCGGGGTGATCTTCGGGAGCGGCCCTGAGCGGCTGCTCGATGCCTTCTACGACAAGCACCCCGACGCCTTCAAGGACTTCACCAACTCGATGGCGAACACGATGGGGATCAATCTTGTGCCCACCGCCGCGGCGCCGGTGCTGGGACAGATCACGAACTGGAACTTCTTCACTGACCGGCCGCTCATTCCCGCCTCCCAGGAGCGCCTGCTACCCGAGTACCAGTATTCGAGCTACACCACCCAGACGACGCGGGCGCTGGGGCACCTGGTGGGAAGCATCCCGGGGCTGCACGACAAGTCGATGGCCTCCCCCCAGGTGATCGACAACTACATCCGCAGCTGGACGGGGACCCTCGGGAATTACACGCTGCAGATCGCCGATGCGGCGTTGAGGAAGACGGGCGTCCTCCCCGACCCCATCCGGCCCGCGAAGAGCTTGGAGGACCTGCCGGTGCTGCGCGGGTTCATGGTGCGCTTTCCTTCGGGCCAGGCGCAATCGATCCAGGACTTCTACGACAGCTACCAGGCCTCCAAGCGCGTCACCGACACGATCCAGACTCTGGCGCGCCAGGGGGACAGCGCCGCGGCGCTACGCGAGATGCAACTCGATCCCCAGCGTCTCGCGCGCCTGGATTCGATTCACCAGGCGCTCTCGCGCGCCCAGGAAGCGATCCAGCTCGTGGACCGCAACCCGAAGATCGGCGAGCAGGAGAAGCGCCAGCTGATCGACACGATGTACTACCAGATGATGATGATGAGCCGCGCCGGCAACCTCGCGCTCGCGCAGATGCAAAAGGCGCTCGCCAGCAGCTCACTTGCGCGGGCCAAAGAAGGAGCACCCAATGAAAACCAACCTGCACTCGCTCGCTGACGCGAGCCTGGGCGTCTTCAAGCCCCTCGTGCTGGATGCGAGCACCGAGGCGTTGAAAAAGCAACTGAAGGACGAGCGCGAACTTCGCATCGCCGCGGTGCGGGCGCTTGCGGATGATTCGAGCGACAACGAGGGCCGGATCGCGCGGATCAGCGAATTGGAGGCCGAGGTGGGAACGCTGCGCGCGCAGCTCGCCTCAGGTGAAGGGGTGCTTGCGAGCGCACGTGATGAGGCCGAGCAGCGGCGCCTGGCGCTTGAGAATGCGGCGGAGCTCCACGTTTCCCTGAAGGACCAGTACGACATCGAATCGCGCGGCCGGGCGAGCGCGGAAGCGTTCCAGGGCGCCGCGACACGGTCCCTGGAGGAGGCGACCAAGGCGCTTGAAACGGTACGGGCGGCGTACCTGCAGTCTGAGGCGCGCTGCACGGCGCTAACGACCGAGCTTCGCCGCCCGGTGCGCGCGCCGGAGGCGACCCCCTACGAGATCGAGCTCGTCCGGGCGGGCCCGGGCGGGGATCTTCACAAACTGCGCCTGCAGCCGGCGCCCAAGCAGGAATAGGAGAAAACCATGGCCGGTAAAAGCGCGAAATTCGAAACGGACTTCCTGAAGATGGTGTTCAACGGGGTGCCGATCACCAACATCGACTCGAGCGGCGGGAGCACGAGCCTTTGGATCGCGCTGCAAACGGCCGATCCTGGGGACCTGGGATCGACCGCGAACGAGGGTGGCTACACTGCCTACACGAGGGTGCAGACCGATCGCTCGACCGGGGCAAGCGGCTGGAGCGTGACGAGCGGCACGAGCAACGTGGTCGCCACCGTGAGCCCGGTCTCGACGATCAGCTTCCCGAAGGAGCTCACCACAAGCACGGGGACTTTCGGCTGGTTCAGCGTCTACCCGAGCTCGAGCGCCGCGGGGAGTTCCGCGCTGTACAGCGGCACGATCGCGCCCACGATCGACTTCGGCCTGAACATCACCCCGCAGCTCACCAGCGGCAGCTCGATCACCGAGGACTGAACAAGGTAGCGCGATGAGCATCCGGTTTGAACAGCCTCTGAACGCACAGGCCCGAAGGGTCATGCAAGAGATCCTGGGGGCACCTTACGCGAGCGGGGAGCTTGCACGCGGCACGGGAGAGCTTGCCGATGCCCATGGCACCGAAACCCCTGGAGGGTGGATCTTCCTGTACGACCGGCCGCTCAATCGTGGCGTGAAACGCCAGCTCCTGCCGATCGCGCTCGCCTCCCAGCAGGGTATGCACGTGATCGCCCACCTTGCGGGGGATCAGGTGGAGCTGAAAGACGGCTCGAAGCACATCTGGTCCGGTGAGAGCTGGAGGCGCTTGCAGTGACCTACACCTATCCGAATATCACCGAGAACCCGATCTCGGACGGGGGCAAGTGGAAGAACCAGGGTGCGGCGACGGGCGGCTGGACGCTGGTGCAGTCCAACGCCGGGACGCTCTTTGGCACGAACACGGTGGGAGGAACGGCCGACAGCTACGCCTATCTTGACCCGAGCGTGGGTCTCGGGAACGACTATGTGATGACCGGAGTTGTGCACCGCGACGCGAGCGTGGTCGACGGTGGCACCGACCTCGAGATTGAGCTCCACATCCGGATGACGGACGATGCGACCCACGTCCACACCTACGAAGAGGACTTGTCGAACACGATCGGGGGGAGCGGCTACCAGTTTGTTCGCTGGACAGGCACGAACGGGAGTTTCACTGACCTGAGTTCCCAGGTGACCGATAGCGGTCTTGCGCACGGCACTCCGCAGGACAACGATTCCTACACCTTGCAGGTGAAGGGGCTCGCCGTCATCGCGAAGGTGAACGGCGCGACCATGTTCACCTACACGCTGGGCTCGGGAACGGGGGATGGCTCACCGCTTACGACGGGCAATCCTGGAGTCGGGTTCGATCTCTCCGCGGGCGCAACCAATGGGCTGCTCGCTTGGAAATCCTGGAGCGTGAGTCCTCTGGCGAGCGTATTCACGAGCGCAGGCACCTCGACCGCCAAGGCAACGGCCGCGGCGCTGAAGAGCGCCGACGCATCGAGCACCGCCGCCGCGGTGGCGACCGGGGTCGGCGCCTCGCTCAAGTCGGCTACCCTCGCGAGTGCCGGTGTGGCAGTTGCGACGGGGATCGGGTCCTCGCTCAAGGCGGCCGATATGGCGAGCACGGGCACCTCGACTGCGGTTGCAGTCGGGACTTCCCAGATCTCAACCGGGTCGGCCATGTCAAGCCCCGGGATGGCCACGGGCACGGCCGTGAGCGCGGCTCTCAAGAGCGCGGACATGTCTGGGGCGGGTGTATCGAGCGCCACCGCGGAGAGTACCTCGCCACAGCCTCCGGTCGTTCAGCCTGCGCAGATCCAGCAGATTTCCATGGGCGCAGGGGGCAGCGCGAGCAAGGCGCGGCACAAGCGCCGTCGGCGCGAGCGCGAGGAAGAAGAGATGCTGCTCGTCGCGAGTGTCCTGGCGCAGTTCCTTTCGCACAAGCACCATAGAGGAGCACAACAATGAGCTCAGTCAGCGAAGACCGCCAGGCGGCTTTCTCACCTGGCCTCGCGATCAAGCAAGCCTGCCGGCTCGCGAGCACGGCGAATATCGCCTTTGCGGCGGGCGCCCCGAATGGCCTCTCGGTGGTCGACGGGGTGCAGACGATCGAAGGCGATCGCGTGCTCCTCAAGAACCAGGTCGATCAGACCCAGAACGGGATCTGGAGCGCTTCCAGCGGTGCTTGGACGCGCACGCCAGACTTCGATGGTATCCGCGACGTCGCCGGGGGCACCCTGACGATGATTCTCGCGGGATCCCAGGCGCAGCAGCTCTTCGCGGTGATGACCACGGGCACGATCACCCCAGGCACGACCGCGATCGCCTTCGCTGTTCTCACCAGCTCGGGGATATTGCTCAACCCGGCAACGCAGGGCGAATTGCTCTTCGGTGGTCCTCCCAACAGCATCGCCCAAGACGCGGCTCTTTTCTGGGACAACACGAACAAGCGCCTGGGGGTGGGTAATGCGGCGCCCACTGTGGCGCTGGACGTCACGGGCACGGTCAAAGCGTCAACGAGCGTGCAGAGCCAGTTCTATGATACGAGTGGCAGCGCAGGCGCCATCGGGGCGCAAGGCAACATCTACTGGAGGATACATTCGGGGCAGGTAGGTAACTTCAAACCTGCCAATGACAACACCCAATTTATGGGTGACCCGGCCTTCCGCATCCAGGCCGTCTTTACCCCCATCGTCGACTCCGGTACGACCGGATCACTTTCGCTCGACACGAACAACGGCACGACGCAGCTTGAGGTGCTTCATGTCGCTTCGGCAAATGATCGAATCACCATTGCTGGGGCCTCCGGAGGCGCCAACCCAACGCTCGCGGTGAAGCTCGCGAGTCTCCTGGCGATCACTCCGAGCGTCGTGATCGCAGGGAACTCCTTGCAGGTTGGGCCGAATCCCTCGGGTCAGTCGGGAGTGAATACCGCGTACAACACCGGGTACTCGAGCAGGAACAATGCAGGCAGCTCCGACTTAACCCTGATCAAGAACACGACCATAAATTCGGTGCCAGACATCGTTTCCATCGCTGGCGCCGCTGGAGGGGTATTTACCGCCCGATCAGGCGCCGGAGCACCTACGACATCAGATATAGCCGCAGGCAAGTACGCGGTCTGGCGCGATACTTCGGGGGCGACCACGAAGCTCTACTATAACAACGCCGGATCGATTCAAAGTGTGGCACTCACGTAACCCGCCGTGATTCCCAGCGGGCATTGAAAGGAGCGGCAAGATGATCGACTTCATGCGCTATCGAGAATTGAAGGAAAACGGCGGCCTGCAGCTGCAAAAGGTGGGCGGGCAGGCGGTCGTGTTCCTGAAGAAGTTCCACCCGAATACGGGCGCCGAGCAGCTGCCCGATATGGGCCCGGTCGACGTGCAGCTGCTCCTGAAGCAGCGCGAGAACTCGGCGAAGGTGCTCGAGGGGCACGACTTGCTGCTCGCCGATCTGAAGGCCATGGGGATCGACACCACCCCGAAGGCCGACTGAAGCCGGATTCCCGAGGAAAACTCTGCAAGAGGGGGAACGTGGACGGCTCAGGACCCACCTGGTGGGAGATCTTCGCAGGGGCGTGCGGCGCGATCGTGCCGATCGCCTTTCGCTCAGGTCTCTCGCCTCGTCAGGTGGTCGCCATGGGCTTCATCGGTCTTGCGTTTGCCGTGTTCGCGACTCCGGCCCTTTTTAACTATTACCATGTTACGAATCCAGAATGGCGCGCAGCCATCATCTTCACGGTCGGGATGGGGGGTATGCGCGCGGCAGAGGCAATCCTCACTTGGTGGTCGATCAACGTCGACGGGCTGGTCGCGGGAGCGCTCTCATCTTTTTCCCGATCCCGTCACCCCAACAAACAAGGAAAGGAACGAAGAAAAAGCCGGGATCGAAGAAAGAAAACTCGATGATTATCTCGTGGACAGACGCTCTTTGGCTGATCGCCAACGGGCTCCTAGCGGTATCGTCTTTGATGTGCCTGGGTAAGCTCGTGTCGCGGGGCACCACGCTTCTCGCGACGCGGCTTTCCTACGTGGTCACCCCTCTGGGGGCGATGATCGCGATCGCCGGTTTCCTGCAGGATCGGATCCATGCGATCTACTTGGGGGAGCTCCTGGAGATCCTCGGCATGCTAATCATCAGCGTGCGCATTTACCACTTTCTTTCCCAGGAGGACAACGGAAAATACGGCGCCTACGTGGGCGAGGAGCGCCGCCGGCCCCCGGAAGACAATCACCGCATGGCGATGAAACCCAGAAGGACGATGCGTTCATGAACCCGATCGAGCTCGCTGACCTGCAGGAGATCTGCCCCAAAACGAATCAGGTGCGCTTGTCGGCGTTCGTGCAGCCGCTGAACGACACCTGCTTGGAGTTCGTGATCGACACGCGCGAGCGCCAAGCGCCCTTCCTCGCCCACCTCGCCCAGGAGTCGGGGTGCTTTCTGTGGATGCGCGAGATCTGGGGTCCGAGCGCCGCGCAGAGCTCCTACGAGCCGCCCTCGAGGAAGGCCGAGGACCTGGGGAACACCCAAACGGGGGACGGCTTTCGCTACCGCGGTCGCGGCCTGATCCAGATCACCGGCCGCGCGAACTACGCAGCCTGCGCTCGCGCGCTGGTCCTGCCCCTGGAAGAGCACCCCGAACTGTTGGAGGAACCCGCGGTCGCGGCCCGCTCGGCCGGCTGGTTCTGGACGCTTGGCGCGGGCCAGCGCCTCTCGGTCGCCGCCAAACAGTACGGGATCCCGATCGGGGTGAACTTGAACGAGCTCGCCGATCGCGGGGATTTCAAGGGCATCACCCTCGCGATCAACGGAGGCTTGAACGGGTACGAGGAGCGCCTCGCGTTCCTGAAAGCTGCCCAAGGGGCGCTCGCGTGAACCTCGCTCAGGTGGTGAACCCCCACACGGGGAACCTTGATCTGAATCGCCTGCGAGCGCTGCACTTGACGGAATTGAGCTGCGGGTTCACCCTCGCGCATCTGCTGCGTTTTCACTTGGCGCAGGTACGCACGCACGAAGCACGCCCCGAGCAGCGCACCACCTGGTCGCGGGAAGAATGACCGACATGATGGAAGAAAAGCGCGCGAGCGACCACGGCCTCTGGTGCACGGTCGCGCTTCGCTTTTCCCAGTTCTGGGACTTCGTCGACAAGCGCGACATCGACAAGCACACGGCCGCCTTCGGAATCATTTTCTTCATGCTCGATCGCACCGTGCGGATCGTGGTGTGGGGCCGGCAGCTCGCGATCGACTGGATGGAGGCCGCAAAATCCGGGCACGCCATCCCAGGGACGGACGTCGCTGCGGTGATCGTCGCGATCGCCGGGCCCTGGTCGATCGCCCTGAGCGCGGTCCTTGGGACAACCCTCGCCTTTTACTTCCGAGCACGCCAATGAAACTTTATCTCCTGTCGTTCCTCGCCATCTCCTACCTGTTCTGGATTCACTTCCTGGTGTTCGCATCCTACAAGGGTGCCGTCGACGCGAAGCGCGGCGTCCCCAAGGTAACGCTGATCCTGATCGCTCCGCCGTTGCTGACGGGCTTGCTCATAGATGTCAGTTACAACCTCACGTTCGGGTGCTTGCTGTTCCTCGAACTACCGAGGACGTGGACTCTCACATCGCGGTGCGACTCCCACCTGAAGGAAACCACGTGGCGTGGATCCTTGGCGCGTTGGTTCTGCTCGAACCTCCTCGATCCATTTCAGGCCGGAGGACATTGCAAATGAACGCCGTCCTCGGACTGATTCCCTCCTGGGCGTGGCGCTGGATCGCCATCGTCGCGCTCGCCGCGGCCACCGGCTGGGCGTTCTACCTGAAGGGCGAGGAGCGCGTCCAGGTCGATTTCGACGAGTACAAGGCTCAAGTGAGGGCGGCTGGGAACAAACAAAACGAGTTCACGCGGCAGAGCATTGCAGCGCACAAACAATTGAAGGAGATTGCCGATGGTAAAGCCAGGACTGCCGCTGCTGCTCGTGATGCTGCTCTTGCCAGGGTGCGCTCTCTTGAATCCGGCGCCGATCGCCGCCTCGTGCCCACCGCCCCCCCCCGCGCCGCAGGCGGTGACCGGATATGTTTCGCCCGCGAAGAACTTGATCGAGGACTCCGGGACGCTTTTGCTCGACTATCGCAACGCGCTCTCGCAAACGCTGAAGAAGGCCAGCGGGGAGCCGATGTAGCTGCGCTTTGCAGGGATTGGGCCGCGAAGCGATGATGATCCGGCTCAGGTCGCCGGCTGCCCCCAGGTAAAACGGCGCGCGCGGCGTGTTCTGGGGGCCCACCGCCAGGGATGAATCACCCCGGGGACCGCATCGTGTTTATCCAGCACCACCGTATCCAACGCGCTGATCGAGCGCTCGTGGCCCAGTGACGCACGGCGGTAGCGCACACGCAGAATCAGATACCTTCGGCCAGTTCGAGTCTCTACCGCATCTCCGGCCACGGGCTCCTCGCCGTCCCACCAGATCACCGTGAGCGTGCTGGGATCACCCGGACGTTTCATCGGCGCTTGGAGCGAGCGAGAAAAGCGCAGTAGGCCGCCTGCGCAGCCACGATCAACACTAGCCCGAGGAGAAGCTGGCCTCCCAATAGAGCGAACACGCCCACCCCGCCCGTCCAGTGCACGGCGATCTTGTCGGCGAGGTTCACGTTGGGAATTCCTGCACCCTGAGATCCTCTGGCCACTCGGCGGGATCGGCGCCGGCGCGGTCGTGCAATGGCACGCGGCAATGCGCGCCCTGATATTCCTCGGTGAATCCGTACACATCGTGCTCGAAGGCGCCAAGGTCGATGCCGGGCCAGTCGTCCCATTCTTCGTCGTTACGAGCATGCAGGCGCGATCCTAACTGCTTCACGAACACAGGCACGCTCGCGGCCTTGCACTGCGCGATCGTGCTGCGCGCCCAGGCGAGGTCGAACGGCCGGGCCTTGCCTGAGCCTTGAGTGCTCTCGCCACCGACGATGATCCAATTCAGGAGCGGTTCTTGATCGACGAATTGCGGACCGAATAGCGCCGCTGCTTCGGCGTCATAACTCGGGAGCTTCCTTCTCGGACGCAGTACCCACGGCGACCAATCCACAGGCCCGAGTGCCGGCTCGTAGCTCACGCCGTTCTTGCACGGCAGCGCGAGCAGCTTCGGGATGTCGCGGTCGGCCTCTTCCTGGTTGCACACGGTGATGAGCAGGCGCACGTTGTCGGGGAACCGCCCGAGCCAGATCGGCGCGACCATACCGCGCACGTTGCCGATGCGCTTGGTGACCAAGAGCCACGACAGATTCGGTGTATTCATGATCAACTGCCAGAGCTCAGTACGCCAGGACGTGGGAACCTCGTTGTCGAACACGTCGGCGAGCGAGGCGCAGAATACGGGCCAGAAGCCCGGTCGCCCAGCGAAATCCCCATGTTTCGCTCGATACTCGGGATTGCCCGCCGCAGCATTCCACGCGAGTGGATCCTTCCAATTCTTCGAGCTCGTGCGGAAGCGCGGCACGCCAGCGCCCCAATGCACTGCCTTACCGTAGCGCATTCGCTTGTCCAGGGCCGCCGCGTAGCAGTGGTCGCATCCTGGCCCGACCTTCGTACACCCGATCCACGGGTTGAAGGTCGAGCGTGTCCAGCTGATCGCGCTTTTCTCAGCCACGAGGGAGCAACGCCAATGCGCCTTCTACCTCGCGAGCGAGATGGGCCTCAGCACGCGGGCCTTCCTGCTTCGCGATCTCCTCGAGGAAATGGATACGACCGTTGATCGAATCGAGGATCTGCTGGCGAGTAGCGGGGAGGCCTTCTGCGAACCACAGAACCTGCTCCGCAGGACCGATGCGAATCAGCCAACTACCCTCGACCAGATACGGCTCGTAGCTTTGCGTCACCCAGATGGCACAAGCCCCGGGATTTCCGGGGATTGCGTGTGGAAGCGGGCTCGAGCCTTCCGGAGGGTTCCGGTAGCCCGATTTCGGCAGCAGGAGGAAGGGACAAGCGAGCACCGCAAAGTTCGCGCACTCAAGATGCGAGGGTGGCTCGCTCGTGTTCCTGTTGATCACGCACATCGGGCCGATCACAAACGCCAGGTGCACCCCGAGCTTGTCTCCGCACACCCAACACCGGCGCTCTCGGACGGCGAGCGCCCGCTTGCTCTGATCGGCCACCCGGAAGTCGCGCTTCCCGTCAACCGTACCAACGAACCAGGGGATCGGGTAGCCGCGCGGATCCACTGGAAGTTTCTTCATCCTCTCGGGGAGCGGCGGGAGCTTCTTGCGCAATGCGGTCATGTGGGGCGCCTTTCCATCGGTGGTCACGGCAATCCGAGCTCCGAGCGCGCCTGCTCGTAGGCTTTCTGCACTTCATCGAACCGTCCAGCATCCCCGCCCTCCCGGTCAGGGTGCCACTGCGAGCGCAGCTTCTTGTAGGCGGAGTGGATCTCGCCCGGCTTTTGCTCGAGGGATACCCCGAGCACGATCCTCCAAGGACGAGTCGAGCCAGGCGCCGGCAGCGCAGCGAATCCCGTGAACGCCGCCTTCACCATGTGCTTGGCGCCCCAGCGCTCGATACCGCGCATCGCCTCGATCGTCTTCCCGATCGCGTGCAGATTGTCCTCGACGCGTGTCCAGCGATCGCAGGGGATCGCGGCCGAGGTCCCCTGGTACTCAAAGTAAGCGCAGACGCCAACGTCCTTGGGCGCCGGGCCCAAGGTGTAGTTCGAGGACAGCACGAGCCCCTTTCCACCCAAGCGCCGCACTTCGGCCTCGAGGAAACTCAAGGCACGCGCGAGGGTGGTGGCGACGAACTTCGAGCGCTCGCGCTTCTCAGAGGGCGTGCGCGGCCACCCCGGTGGCCAGGAAAGTGGGTACGTGCTGATGCCCGGGGAGCGCTTATTCATTTTACATTTCTGTCGGAAATGGCCAGGGTTCGCGCGGATCAAGCGCGACCCGGGTCAGGCGTCCAAAGGGCGCTGCGAGTCCTCCGAGGGGCTGATGCTGAGCAAGCAGTGCTTGTCCTGCAGCAGGCCCGAGAGCTTGCCGGATTGCGCCTCGTCGGGGTGAACCTGCGCCTGGAACCGCAGGCACACGGTCCCGCCTTCCTTGCAGTCGAAGGAGAATTTCGTGATCTTCGCTTCGGGGAATACGAGATGCTTCTTTGCCCCTTTGCTGAAGATGAGCTCGCTTTTCTCCTGGGACCCCGAGAACTTGACCACTCCGCCCAATTGCGGGACGCGCAGCTCGGTGAGGTGCTCGGGATCCTCCGAGAGTTCCTTCTGCGCCGCCTCCGGGCGCCGGTACATGACCGAGCGCAGATCGGGGTGGAACTCGGCGAGGATCGCGTTGGAGGCATCGTGCTCGAAGTCCAGATCGCACGCGAGCACCTCATCCTCGCCGTGCTTCTCCAGGCGCTCGTTCTTGTGTATGAGGCGCACCTTGGCTGCTGTCAGGGCGAACTGCATAGCGGAAAACCTCTCTTTCAAAAGACTACGGTTTGTACACGCGGATGAAGGGTGCGCTCGTACTCGTCGCCTCGCACAGCCACACCGTGACGCCATACTCGGGCACCGAGATCCCGACCCACCACTCGTTCGCACCGAGCTGGTGTGGCCCGATCACGCTCCAGGAGTTCGAGGCCGAGTGATATACGTACACGTTCCCGCCAGCGGGGCCCACCATGAGAGCGTCCGTCCCGTTCGGATGAGCGACGAGGTCCGCCATCGTCGCCCCGAAGGGGATCGGCGCCGCCGCCGCCGGGGTGATCAGGTTGGTCGCGGGATTCAACTTCCAGAATGCGCTCGAGGCGTCCCCGCCGCCGAAGTAAAGGGCCCCGGCGATCGCGACGCTGCCGTTGGAGAGGT